CTTCTTTTGTGAAACGGCTGCGGGATTACGGCATAATACCATGTGTCATTCCAACAGGGCAGCGTTGTAGGCATCTCAGGCTTGTAGGACTAGGGGAAAGAGGAAAGAATTGTGGCCTGCACCAGATAAAGGAGTTGTAAGCCACATGATATCCTTCAAAATATACCCAAACAGGAAGGTGGATCAGGTTTATTGGCTGGTTCAGGTATTTGACACTAAGCCTGCCATGCTCGAATATTGCAAAGCAAATTGTGGCAATCCGATGGTGAAAAAGGATGCAGCAGTTTGTCACAACTTCTTTGAAGTGAAGTTTAAGGGCAAGAAAGTCAGCCACCTGAAAAGTCGGCAAGGCATCATCCACCTCTATAGAGGCAGATGCAGCAACAGCATCGTTGCTCATGAGTGTGGTCATGCTGCCATCAGCTATGTAATGTCAAAAAGAAAAACAGATCTTGTATTCAAGAGAGGTGATCTTGCTGCTGTTCTGAAAGAGCACCATCACCCAAAGAAACGTGTTCGATATCTGGTGTCAAAAGGTGAAGAGGACATTTGCTATGCCTTGGGCAACCTCTTGCGCCAATGTGTCATCAAGTTCTATGAAAAGAAAGTCTGGCCATGATCAATCTTGATAGCTTCAATGCAGACAAAGGCCAACCATATGCCAATTGGGAGAAGGTGGGCCAAGAGGCAATCTGTTTTTGCTGTAGCAGTCCAATCAAAATCAGTGTATCTGCTCTGCCAACAACGATGGGTGAAGAGTTCACCTATGAATGCTGGTGTGGGCAGGTGCACCAATTCAAAAGAGAGGATGTTTCATAATGGAGTTGAATGAATACCAACATCGAGCAAGAGCAACCGCTGTGTATCCCAGAATTGGTCAAAATCTTCAGTATCCTGTGCTTGGCCTTGCAGGTGAGGCTGGTGAAATATGCAATAAGGTAAAGAAGATTGAAAGGGATTGTGGAGGGAAGATCACCCCAGAGATAAGAGAGAAGATTCTCAAGGAAGTTGGTGACACACTCTGGTATGTTTCCATGATCTGCCAGGAATTGGCAGCGAATCTGGATGATGTTGCACGCGACAACCTTATGAAGCTGCTGGACAGGCAATCACGCGGTGTGCTGAAGGGTTCAGGTGATGAGAGATGAGTGAAACGGTATCCGTCATCATTGCGACATTTGGAGACAGAAAGAACTGGGACAGGATTGTACAGAGGGCAATCAATTCTGTCATCACTCAATCAGTCAGACCCAACCAATTGATCAGAAGCCACGGCAAGGATTTGCAGCAGGCCAGGAATGAGGCTGTCAAGAAGTCATATTCAGACTGGCTTTGCTTCCTTGATGCTGATGATGAGCTTGAACCTGGCTACATAGAAGCGATGTTGAAAGGCCAAGGTGATTTGAGATACCCTATGGTGAGGTATCTTGATGTTGAGCAATTCAACATTGATCACCGGCTGACTGATCCGGTTGCGCTCAAAGAGATTCACATATTGGATGGCAACTGGATGGTCATTGGGACATTTGTCAGGCGTGAACAATTCCTGCGTGTCGGTGGCTTCCCAGACTATTCAGCATATGAGGATTGGGCGCTGTGGATCAAGTGTTGGATTGATGGTGCCCAATGGCAACTTTGTAATGACGCCATCTATCGAGTATACAGGAGCAAATCCGGCAGGAATCATATGCCTGGGAATGTTGCCCAGAAGCTTCATGATGACATCTCAGGATACTTCAGGCCTATTGCCAAAGAAAGAGGATTGATATGAAAGACATGGTTGTTGGTGCAGCATCTGGGTATGACTGGGCCAAGATTTCATCATGGGCAAACAGTCTTGATCAATGCGGCTTCACCGGACACAAGGTGATCCTCTATTATGGGTGGGATCAGGATTTCATTCGGCGTGCAACAAAGAGAGGTTATCAGGTTGTTGGCTGCTCTCAAAGGGAAAAGACTGTTCATGTTGACAGATTCTTGAAATTGGCGCTGCATCTTTCAACCCACAATGTTGTTGTCAATAGAGTGATGATCACTGACACCCGTGACATCATATTTCAAGGCAATCCATCAGACTGGCTTGATGAGAACCTCACCGGCGCTCAACAGCTCTGTGCAGTCACAGAGGGAATCAGATATCAGGATGAGCCTTGGGGTTCAGGAAATGTATTGGCAGGCTTTGGGCCCATATGGCTCAAGCAGCTTGCTGATAAGGTGATTGTCAATGCAGGCTGCATCTGCGGATATCAGGCGGACATGGACAGGTTGTTTTGGGCCTTGGTTCAGTTGGCATCCAGTGCAGCTATTCCTTTGGCTGATCAGTCAGCGCTGAATGTTTTGCTGGCAGATCCTGAATGGGCCCAGCGCATTAGGATATTTGAACCTGATGCTGGACTCTGTGCAAACCTTGGCACGCTGGCTGTTGATGAATTCAAGCCAAAGCTGGTGAGCCCACAGCCTACATGGGATGACAAAGGTGTTGTGTTTACATCTGAAGGCAAACCATTTATACTGGTTCATCAATATGACAGAATACCAGGCTTGAAAGAAAAGATCTGGAACAAATACTGGGAGGCATAATGATCAGAACAGGATTGACAACAGACAAATCAAGAGTCTGCTTGCTATTGATCACGGATGGCAGGGCAGAGTGTATCGAGAAGACATTATTGTCATGGGCAGAGCAGCTTGATGGGGCATTCACAGACTTCATTGTGGTGAATGACTCTGGTGATATGGAGTATGCCTGCTGGCTTGATCGCAAGCTGCCATACTTCACAAGGATACATCATCCAAGGCGATTAGGATTTGGTGAAACAATAAGAGATGCATGGGCCAACATTCCTGGTCACTGTGATTTCATCTTCCACCTTGAGGATGACTTCCTGCTCAATCGCTCATTCAAGCTGGATGACTGGATTGCTGTTCTGAAGGCCAACCCAGATGTCATATCCATCACAGCATATCGGCAACCGTGGTCACAGGCTGAAATATTTGCTGGTGGTTTCATCCCTATGCGCCCAGGCTGCTATCAAGACAAGAAATATGTTGGGGATAATGATGTCGAGTATGATGTCATCGAGCATACAAACAACTTCTCAACAAATCCCTGTCTATATCCAAGTTGGTTGACCAATATCGACTGGCCTGAAAGTCCAGAGAGTGAAGGCAAGTTTGGTTTTGTTTTGAAAGAGTTGAACCCCAATTCGAAATACCTGCTCTGGGGTAAGACAACAGATGAACCGTTGGTGCACCACTTTGGTGCAAGAAAGGGCACAGGCTATTAGCATGATGATTGTTGTGGTCACTTCCCGCAGACCATTGATGTGGGGGAATGTTCTTGATAATATCAACCGGCAATCAAGAAAGCCTGATGCTCTCATATTTGTCGCACACAGAACAAATGTTGTACCAAGACTGATGCTGTCAACTTGCATCGGCAATGGTATCCCCAGCACATTCTTCAGAGCCAATGATTCCTTGAGTTATACCTTTGCAGCCGAACAAGGGTTTAATGAGGCTGCAAAGCTGGACTCAGAAGGGATGATGTGCAACTTTGATGATGATGACTTCTATGGCAAGGATTATTTGAAAGAAATAGAAGATTTGCACAAGGTGTTTCCAAGTGCAGGCATCATCGGGAAAGCTGGATACTTCATGTGGCAATTTGGCAAGAAGGTTGAACCAACCAGAGAAGGATACAAAGATATTGAGCCCATGTCAATAGTTGATTGGGTTGCTGGACCAACAATCTCAATCAATATCAAGACTTGGATTGAGAGGCCTGATTTCAGGCATGATCATCTCAAGCCATATGCTGATGCCGCCATCATCAGTGTGGCAAATACTTTTAGAATTCCAATCAGGACAACAGGTGATCAGAACTTCCTGCTGCAGCGCTATTCAAATAAGGAGCATAAGCACACATGGCCAATGTAAAACAGGTTTGGGCTGTTGGCCTTGTTCTGAATGAGGCTGACATTATTGAGTACACGCTCAAGAATTTTGAGGCCCAGGGTGTCAATGGGATCATTGTGCAGGATAATGGTTCAACAGATGATACCATCAAGAAGCTTGAGCACTTTCAAAACACAACAGGTATCAAGGCCACTCTGATATTAGAAGGAAAGAACACCGGATATTTTCAGAGCAGGAACATGACTGCACTGGCTCACTTCGCAGCATCGCTTGGGGCAGAATACATCATCCCATTCGATGCTGATGAGCTGTGGTATGCTCCTGGTCATGAACGGCTGGCTGATCTGATAAGAGAAGCGGATGCAGGCTGTATTCATGCTGAGCAATACTTCTATTATTCAACCAGAGAAGATATTCAGCATGAAATGAACCCATACAAAAGGATTGTATGGCGCACCAAGGAAGTCAGGCCATGGAAGAAAGTCTGCTTCAAATGGTTTCCTGGTGCTCACATTGGTGGTGGCAATCACTCGCTGCAGGATGCTGATGGCAATGAGGTGTCAAGAGGAAGATACATTGACATCAAGATTGGCCATTTCCCATGCAGGAGTTTTGAGCAGATGCTGGACAAGGTTGTCAGGCATGGAAGGTCTATGGACCTGCAACACCCAGATGATCCCACATGGGGCGGTGATGGGCCAGCTCACAACTATCTATATCGCAAGTTTGTCAATGAAGGTGCAGCAGCTCTGAAGCAGATCTGGGAATGGGGTGACAAACAAACAGACTATTCAGGATTCTGCCTATCCAGAAATTACAAATCATTAGGGCTGGTGAATTCTCCAGCTCCATATAAAGAGGTGACAAGATGAGCAAGGTTGTCTATCTTCTCTGTGATCCAAGGGACAATAGACCCAGATATGTTGGAGTGACAGACAACCTAAAGGAAAGATTCTACAATCACCTTAAAGACAAGGCTAGAAACCACAGAACAAATTGGATTAAATCTTTATCGAGATTGAATTTGGTTCCTTTTGCTGTCACTCTTGAAAGCGACTGCAAAGGTGACTGGAGGAATTCAGAGAAGTATTGGATCAGATTGTTTATTGATCTTGGGGCCAATCTTGTTAATGCAACAGAAGGCGGTGATGGTTGTGAAGGATATCATCACAAGAGATCGGTCAAGCAGTCATTTAGCAAAAGGATGATGGGGAACAAAATTGGTATTGGGAATAAGAACACCCTTGGAAGGAAGCTTTCTGGTGATCATAAAGCAAAAGTTTCAGCTTCTCTAATAGGGAATCATCGAACACTTGGCAAGAAGCTTCCTCCATTCACCACAGAACACAAATCCAAAATTAGTTTGGGGCAGATGGGTAACAAAAGAGCACTAGGTTATGTCAAGTCTGAAGAATCTAAGAATAAGATAAGAGCTGCAAGGCTCAAATATTGGGCAGAAAGAAGGGTAAATGAGTAATTTGAATAGATGGAACTATATCTATGCTGGTGCAAAAAAATCAGCAGATTTTATCAGAACATACGGTAATGATGATGTTACATACAAGAAAGGCTATGAATGGCTGCAACATTGCAACACCATAGAAGATTGGGGTTGTGGATTTGCATTTTTTTCAAAGCTCTGCAAGCCAAAGCAATACAGAGGGATTGATGGCAGCAATACTCCATTTGCTGATGAGCAGGTTGATTTTGCTGTCTACAAATCCAACAAGTATCCTGGCATCTTCATGCGGCATGTCATCGAGCACAATGAAGATTGGGCTGTGGTCTTGCGCAATGCTCTTGAGAGCTTCCAATACCGAATGTGTCTGGTGTTGTTCACGCCATGGGCTGAAAAGACCTATGATTATGAGCCACCTGAAAGAGGCTCTGAACATCGTTGCTTCTTTTTCAACCGGCAGGATATACTTGATGTGATCACCAGCATCCCTGGCATCAGTTGGCAGTCTGAAGAGAACATTCAGACGTGCACCCAATTTGGCGTGGAACATGTTTTCTATTTGGAGAAATAAATGAACAATGAACTTTGGGGTGTCACAATGGTAGCTGATGAAGAAGATATCATGGGCTACAATCTGAGCCATATGTTTGAGCAGGGTGTCGAAAAGATAATTGTTGCAAACAATCTATCAACTGATAACACTGCCAAGGTGCTCGATGATATGGCTTGGAGATATCCAGGCAGGCTGATTGTGCAGCAGGATGATGATCCTGCCCACTATCAAAGCAGGAAGATAACTGCAATGGCTGAATTTGCCTACAAGCACGGCGCAAGATTCATCATACCATTTGATGCTGATGAGCTGTGGTATGCATTTGATGGCGAGACATTGCATGATGCCATCTGCAGGCACCCCAAGGTTCAATGTATTGGTGTTCCGATGTGGAATCATTTCTGCACCAGTAAGGATGATGACACAGCCGTCAATCCTTTCAAGAGAATGTTGTGGCGCACAAAAGAAAGGAATGCTCTGGACAAGATTGCTGTCAGATTCAAGCCTGGGATGATCATTGATGAAGGCAATCACATGGTGAGAGGGATTGATGGCAGATTCTTATCAGGCGCTGCTGTTGGGTTGGGCATTCGGCACTTCCCATACAGAAGTGCAGAGCATTTTATAAGGAAGGCTGAAAGAGGGGGCAAAGCGCTTGAGCTTGCGAAGGGTATTCCAGAAACTGTTGGGTTGCATTGGAGGCAATACAGGCAGTCAATCATTGAACACGGCGCTGAGGCTGTCAAGGAGCACTACAAGAGGTGGTTCACCGCTGCTGACCCAGAGGCGGAAACCTCAGAGGTGATGTATGACCCAGCTCCATACAAAGGACTGATATGATGAGCAAATACATGGTGGTTATTCCAAACAGATACCCTGATGTGATCGCACCTCTGGTGGATTCAATCAAGAGATGGACAGCAAAACCCTATCCAGTTGTTGTCATAGCCAATGGGCATCAGAATGGGTATGGGTTTTGGAGGATGGACTATCCACCAATCAACTTTGTTTATGCCAAGGCAGTCAACTATGGCATCAGGCACTATGTAGACAAGGATGTAATCCTGCTGAATGATGATTGTGTTCTGCTGGAGATGGATTTCTTTGATCAACTTTCTTACTTTGCACATCTTGATCCAAAAGTTGGTATCCTGTCACCTCTTATTAAAGGTGGTGTTGGAAACAAGTTCCAATATTGGTATGACAGAAACAAACTCTGGTTGCCTGGGCAAGGGTTCAAGGAGATTATAGGAATTGATCCTGTTTGTTTTCCGTGCGTATATATAAAGAGGCGGATGATCAGTGAGATTGGAGTGCTATCAGAAACAATCCCTGGCTATGGTGGTGAGGATAATGAATATTGCATCAGAGCCAGGGAACATGGATGGAAAACTGCAGTAACAAGCTACCTGACGGTGCAGCACGGCGATGGTGGACCAGAGTTGGATGACGGATGGGGCAAAACCTGGTCCAAAAGCTTCGCACGCAATAAATAATTTTGTTGACTTTTCTGTTTACATAACCAACCAGCCAACTTATTCTCCAAAACAAGTATATAGAACCAACATGTCAAGTGATGCTTGACTATTTCCGGTTTCACTGAGGGTGAAACTGAAAGGACAGTATGGGTAAGTTTAAGAAAGGTGTTTTGAAAAAGGATGAATTCGAAGCTCTCGATGAGACGCTGAGACCATTCTATGTCCCCAATGCAGCTGGTGATCAGTTTGTTCTTGATCTCGATTCAGCTGAGGATCTTCCAAGTGTTGCTGGCATGCGAAGTGCTCTTGCCAAACAGAAAGAAGAGACAACCAAGCTGAAGAAGGAACTGCAGGAAACCATCGACCGATACAAAGACATTGACCCTGCAAAAGCCAAAGAAGCTTTCGACAAGCTTCAGAAGCTTGAGGACAAAACTCTGTTGGATGCCGGCAAGATTGATGAGCTGGTTGCTACCAAGACAGAGCGTATGAAAGTTGATCACGACAATCAGATCAAAGGCTTTCAAACACAGATTTCTGAAAAGGATAACGCCATTGCTCAAGCCAATCAGCGGCTGGCAAATCTTCAGATTGAGACTGGTATCACTCGTGTGCTGACTTCCAAGGTTGGCCAAGAGCTGGGAATCATTCCCCAGGCAATTCCTGATATTATTAGACGTGCTCATGACATCTACAAGCTTGATGCCAAGACTGGTGCGATAATTCCATACAGGCCTGATGGTGCAATTTGGTATGGTAAAGATCCCAGCCAGCCCATGGGCATTGATGAATGGCTTGGAATGTTGAAGCCCGATTGCCCTCATTATTTTGCTCCATCAGGTGGCGCTGGTGCCGGCAATGATGGCAAGGGTGGTGGCGGCCAGAAGAAGAAACGGTCAGAGATGAATGCGGCTGAAAAGTCAGCATACATCAAAGAACACGGACAGGACAAATTTTTCGAGCTTCCTGCTTAAACAACACACGTTGCGTTGTGGGAAGCGCTAACAATAAGGAGTCTATATGACGGCAGGAACGAAATCAGATTTTGTCATTTACCAGGAAGAGTTTTTTGGTGGGATGACAGAAACACTCATGCAGAATACGGATGCATTCAATGGTGCTTCCCGCAATGCAGTAAGAATGGTGCCGGCACGCAAAAAGGGTGACTATGAAAAGGAATCCTTTGTGAAGGAAGTCGCCGGCTTGATTTCCCGCAGAGATATAACCAGTGTTGAGGATGCTGAAGACCTGAAGCTTGAACAGGATGAGTTCATTGCGGTGAAGTTGAATCGCAAGATTGGTCCTGTCACTCAGAGCCGTGATGCATTCAAGAAAATCAGCGCTGATCCTTCCACCTTCAGCTTCATCCTGGGCCAACAGTGGGGTGTTGCTGTTCTTGTTGACTATCTGAACAGCGCCATTCGTGCTTTGGCAGCTGCTCTTTCTGGTGTCGCCACCAACAGCTTGACGGCATATGCTGGCGCAACCCTGGTACATACTCACCTTGCTGAATCCTTGGCAAAGATGGGTGACAGCTCTCGCAATGTTGTATGCTGGGTCATGCACTCCAAGCCTTATCATGATTTGGTGAAACAGTCCATCACTGATAAGATCACCAATGTGGCCGATGTTACCATTCAACAGGGCACAGCAGCAACTCTTGGCAGACCTGCGATTGTTGTGGATAGTCCTGCGTTGATCATCTCCAGCTCACCGTACACCTATATCACCCTTGGGCTGGTTGCGGATGCGGCTGTTGTTGAGGAATCAGAGAGCAGGGATATTCTGAGCCAGGACATCACCGGAAAAGAAAACATCCTGATGAGAATCCAGGGCGAATATGCCTTCAACCTGAAGTTGAAAGGATTTGCCTGGGATACCTCAACTGGTGGCGTCAACCCCACGGATGCCTCTGTGGCAACATCGGGCAACTGGGACAGCGTTGTCAATGATCCCAAGGCGCTTGGTGGCGTGTACCTGGTGACTCTGTAATCCCAGATGACTGCTCCAGGCTAACATCAATATAACAATAAGTGCATGCATGGGGCACCGGAGGATTGGTGCCCCAGCATTGTTTAAGGAGATTGAATGATGATGGAAAAGATGAGAAAAACCATTCTGGTGTTTGCGCCGAATGGTGACAGAGCGCTCCAACAGAACATGATTGATTATGTCAAGAGACGTGATCCTGAAGCCAACATCTTTGTCAGAGCCAATCTTGCTGCTGACAAAAACCAAATCGAAAAGTGTGATGCAATTCTGATTCTTGATAATGACTTCCCCAAGATCGGTCTGCAGTATGAAACTGCCAAGATTACAGTGTTCAAATACAGGCCTGAAGACTTTGGTAGCACAGATAAGAAGGATGGCAAGCCATTCATCCCTGTACCAGTCAAAACTGAGGATCTTGGTGCACCAGGAGCAGCAGTGAGTGACCTTGATACATCAACTGGTGCAGAGAAAGCGGCACCGGCTGCGGCAACAAAACGGACACCTCCAGGCGCTGCCAAAAAAGGGGCCAAATAAGGAGCAATTATGGCAGTCACAATTGATGCAACCGTTGGTGGAGAGAATTCAAACAGCTATCTCACCCTTGAGGAAGCTGAAGAATATTTTGCCACACGGATGCCTGCTCCAACAAATTGGGCAGCAACCCCAGTGCCATCCAATGATGACAAATCAAAGGCTCTGATCACTGCAACTAGGATTATTGATCAGATGGCAGACTGGAAAGGTGAAGTGGCTGCTGATGAACAAGCGCTGCTGTGGCCCAGAGAGGACATGGTTGATTTAAAAGGGCTGGACATGGACAACGATGTCATCCCGAATGAACTGAAGTATGCCACTTGTGAATTTGCTGATGCACTTCTTGGCACAGACAAGACAGCAGACCTGAGTTCAATGGGACTGAGTGAGTTGGGTGTTGGCTCAATCAAAATCAAGTTCTCTGATAATGCACCTCCAATAAGGAAGGTGTTGCCGGATATCTCATGGGACTTTATCAAACGATGGTGTGATCTGCGGTTGGACTCTAATAGAGGTTCAGCAAAGCTTGTAAGAGGATAACATGGGAATGCTTAAACAGCTTGTCAACAGTGCTCTGGGAACAGCAAAGAGCATGTTGAATGCAGATCTGCCAACCATCACCTGGGAGCAATGCACAGGCCCAGAGGTTGAAGATGAGAAAAGGGCTGGCACCAGAACATATGCCAGCCCAATCTCATACAAAGTTGTCATCAATAAGAAAGCAAGATTTGTTCAATCAGAGGATGGTGTGATGGCGGCTGATATATCATCCATTCAATTCTTGGATTCAGTTGAAGTAACCACCAGGGACAGGATCACGCTGCCAGATGGATCACAGCCACAAATTATGGTTGTTGAAGGCGCAAAGGATGCAAACGGAAAGTTCTATGCACCAACGGTGTTATTCTAATGGCCACACTTAATGATGTGCTGCAAAAAGCTTTCAAGGCATGGTATCGAGCTGCAGCAGAATATACCAAAGGTGTGGTCAAGACAGATTGGCTACATGGACCAAGACCAAGCAAGCTTGGAGTGAAGTCAGGTAATTTGCGCAATAGAGTTGATGCAAAGATCCTTCCTGATGGATATGCCATCGGCACCAATGTTGCATATGGTATATATTGGGAAAAGGGCATAAAAGCACACAAGGTAGTGGCCAAGGCAGGAAAAGTTCTTGCGATACCGATGGGCCTAGCAGCTGGCGTAACAAAGAAAGGTGCTGCTAAAATGGGGATTCTGAAGACAGGCAAGCAGAAAGGCTTGATCTTTAGAAAGTCTGTGAACATCCCAGCCCAGGCACCAAGAAAGTGGTTGGAGCCAGGAGTGAGACAAGCAACACCGATGGCAATGCAGATTGGACACCAGGAGATGCTTCAGGTTGTGAAGTATTTCCCAAACAAGACAGTGGGGCACTGATATGGGACTGAAATTGGCATTCGAAGCAATCAGAACACAATTGAATGATGCGCTGGTGCCAACCACATTCAGTAATCCTATGTCAATGGCACCAAAACATCCCGATTTGGCATTGGAGGATGGTGACACCTTTCCTTATTGGGGCATCAAATTTGCTGGCTTTGCTCACGACTATGAAGGATCTGATCAGCGTTGGACAAAGCCTTCGCAAAGGCTGGCGCAATTCAACCTTTGGCTTTGTATCAAGCCCAGTGATGCTGAGTGCTTGTCTGTTGATATGATGACCCTGGTTGAGACGGTTGAAGCTGCTGTTGCTGCAGTTTCAGCAAATAGAGGCAATTCATTCCGTGTAAGAACCCAATCAGGAGAGGCCGAATTTGATCCAGCTGATCGCTGGGGGATGATAAGGTTGCAACTGGTTGTTGGTGCATACGGCACATAACTGCTGGGATAAAATCCAGCTTCAATTATTGGAGAACATATGAGAGGCATAGACCTTGAAGTTGCATTTAGCCTGAATAAGCAGAGCGCAATTGGAACAGCTATCGCAGCTGCATCCATTGACCGTGTGCTGCCATACACCGGATTTGCGCCTGTTGTAGGTGAGCATCCTGATTCCAACAGTGATAAGGATTACTATGGCAAAGGGCATTCGTTTGCCACCAGATGGAATCCTATCACCAAGCGCTTTGTAATTGGCAGTCGTGAGTTTGATCTGTCCAATCTTTCGGCGCTGTTTGCTCCTGCATTCGTGATGGGTGATCTGACCACAACCAATCCATCAACGGCGGCACCAACCGTATATGATCACAAGTTTGTGTTCCAAGATCCTTCTACCAATGAAGAGTGCCTGTACACTTCTCTCATTGAAAAGCTGGCTGGTGTGGAACAGAACCTGATCAGTGGTGCGGTGATTGAACAGTTCACTCTCACCGGATCATTGAAAGACCATGTCAAGATTGGGTGGCAGGGTTTTGCGCGGCAGATGGTTGCCAATGCGGCTGCAATGCCGGCATTGTCCGCTGAATCAAGCTTCTTCACTACTCTTGGTGGGACATTCACATTCGGCGCAACCGGCGCTGCTATTGATATCTCCACAAAGCTGACTCAGTGGAACATGACCTTCAACCAAAATCCTTCACCATGGTTCCTGCCTGGCAATCCGGCTGGTCAAAAGGATCTGCTCACCAAAGCCAAGGTTGGGAAACAGTCTGTGTCTGGTCAGATTGTTGTGTTGTTCGAAAGCACAGCACAGCGCACTCTGTTCAGAAACAACACCGAATGCACGCTGAGCATTGTGCTGTTGGGCTCACAGATCGGAACCACCGGATTGTATTACACCATAACACTCACCATTCCTCACCTGAAGATTCCATCTGAGTCTTTTGCAGAGGAACAAGAGCAAGCAACGCTCACCATTCCTTTCACAGAGCAGTCTGTGCTGAAGGCCACCGGCGATGACTATGTTTCAATGACGGTGCGTTGTGATGAGGATGACACCAAACTTCTGGTGGCGGCATAAAAGGAGTCTGATATGATCGGTGTGGCAAGGCCAACACGTGGTGTCGAATTTGCTGAATCTGCCCAGTCAATCGAACGGAATTTGGCAGGATTCCAATATGTAACAGAGAGAAGCTGGGACAAGAGCATTCCTGATTGCTTCAATGATGTTACATCTGCGCTGTTGGCCCAGCCCACTGATCTTATCTGGTTTGTGGAGGAAGATGTTGTTGTACCTCCAGGCGCATTTGCTCTGCTCCTGAATGAAATCAATAATGGGGCAGATATTGCTGTTGTCAATTACTTCCTGAAGAAACAGGAAGGTGTGTTGTCAGTAAAGAAGGATGAAGATGACAACATTCTCTGGGTTTCTCTGGGGTGCACCCTGGTCAAGGCTTCTGTATTCAGCAAGATTGAATACCCTTGGTTCAGGATTGGATACACAGGAGCACAGAGACATTGTGGAAGTTCCTGCATCAAGAGGACATGGCACCTGGTCAAGAATGACTATCCATACGGTGGCCAGGACTGCTATTTCAGCTGGAAAGCCAGAGAAGCAGGATGCAAGATTGTATCGGTGGATGCTGTTGTGGCAGATCACTTAATCATTGAAGAGTTGGGGATGCCTGATAATAATGTTGGGTGTCATAAAATCAAACGTGTTAAAAGAATAAGGGGAAGCAAATAATTATGAATAACACTGAATCAACCGCCAAGACAATTGTTGACAGCGGAATGCTTTACAACTTGGATGCAGAATTCTTGGACTTCCAATTTCGTCTGCGCCATGACAAGCTATCTTCTCCACTGGTCATTGATGTGCGCATGAAGCCTTATGACAACCGCGATATGATCCTGATGTTGCGGGAAAGAACAGGCATGATGCAGGCCGCAAAAGATGAGATGGATGCATGGGACATCAAAGAAGGAAAGCCCACTGCTGCACATGATCTGTTCGAGAAATACAATGTGCAGGTAAAGGCCATGGGCAAAGTTCTGACTGAAGCCCAGATTGCCCAGTTGGATGCTCGATATGGCATCAAGGATATTGTGGTTGATCAAGGATACAATGGCATCACCCGTTGCATTCCTGAATATGAAGTGGAAGAGGATAAGCTTGACATTGATGCTCTTCTTGGAGATGCTTCTATCAACCTCAGCTTTTCGCTGGTTGATCCAAAAGATGGCATCGAGAAATCTATCATCATACCTCAGAACTTCACACCACCGAGTGCCATGGACTCCATCAACTGGAACCGCGCACAGAGACAGCAAGGCTTGCGGCAGGGCGCTATGAGAGTGATCTATGATCATGAATCTCTCAACACACTCTACAACAAGCTGATCCGTGACAGCTATCAGGACAACAAAGGAATGGTGCTTGAAGGCAGCATCCCTTGTGTTGCTGATAATAAGGAAGATTGGAAAAACAAAGTTCCTTATCTCATCAAAAGGGCTGGGCTCAGTTTCCTCTTCAGCAGAGCTGAGAGGGCTGTAAGGGGAAACGGATAACACTTGAGGGTTTCATAAAAGCTCTCAAGGTATATCTGGCTGGAGGTTCAAATGGCTGCTCTGATGAACCAAATTGGAAAAACATATTTCCTTATGTTGCCAAGCCCAATGATGATCCAGACAAAAAGGCTTATTGCAAAGCAGCTCTGGCAGAATTAAAGCCAGTATGCAAGAAGCTCTTGATGTCAGTAACAGCTTGTCACGGTTGTGAAAAGAATCCAGTGAAGGCAGAGAAGGCAGAGGACACAATGGCATATCAAATGTACGGTGGGCTGGTGGATACTATCGGGAAGATGGTTGATGCTGCCTCATTCAATATGCTTGACCTGTCAACTGTTGATGCGCTGGAATTTGATCTGATGAGATTGTACAGAAGAGCATCACAGCCACGGCTATTCTAAAGAGGTCATCATGCCTGACTTATATTTCAAAGTTGGTGTTCAAGGTGGCAAGGCAACAATATCTGAATTGAACAATCTGGATGCTGCCTATCAAAAGGTGGGCAGCTCCAGCACCAAACATTTTCAGGAAGGCGAGAAAGCTGCCAGCGTGTTTGGTGGTTCATTGACCAACCTTAAACATATTGCAATCGGCCTGGGTGCTACATTCGGATTGATGGGTGGAGCATCCATGATTGAGCATTGGGTTGAAGGTGCGATGGAGGCTGAAAAGGTCTGGGCCAACGTCACCACGCTGCTCGATACCACCACAGAAGAGACAAAAGCACTATATCACGAGCTAAAAGGGGTCAGTTCTCAGCTTGGTACCACTGCTGAGCTGGCCCAGGGCATGTATTTCGCTCTGTCTGCTAACATAGCACCAGATAAAGCTGTAAAGTTTGTAGAAACGGCTGCAAAGTTTGGTAAAGCAGCGTTGGTGGACATTGCGACATCAACAGATTTGCTGACAACTGTCACCAATGCATATGGCTTGTCGGTTGAGCAGGCAGGTGAGGCTGCAGACAAACTGTTCCAAATGGTGAGAAAAGGAAAGACAACCGGCGCTGAATTGGCTGGGTCGCTGGGTATGGTTATCCCAACTGCAGCAGCGTTGAAGGTTGACATCAATCAGTTGGGTGCAGCATTCGTCACCATGACACAGATGGGTATCAATGCCCATATGGCAACAACTTCATTAAACCAGGCATTGGTGACATTCCTGAAGCCCACCAAGCAGGCGAAAGAACTTGCAAAGGAATATGGCATTGAGTTGACTGCTGATGCACTCAAATCCAAAGGACTTGCAAAGGCGATGGGTGAATTGGCCTTTGCTGTTCAGGATAATGATGAAGCAATTGCTACCATATTCGGCAACATCAGAGCAATGCGTGCAGCTATGGCGCTGACAGGAAGCCAAGCAAAGGTATATGAAAAGACACTGATTGATCTTGCTGATGCTCACGGAACAGTTGATGTTGCCGTCAAGAAGCAGGTAGAAACAACTGGTGCCCAGCTTAGTGCACTATGGACCAATATTGCAAAAATCATGAAGGGTGTTGTCAACAGCGGCACTGGGCCATTGTTCAACTTCCTGACAGATCTGAATGGTGTATTTGAAAAAGGAAAGGCACCTGTTCACGCTCTGACATATGAGATCATACTGTTTGGGCTGGCGCTGACTGGCCTGAAGCTGGCATCAACAATAAGTGATATGAAGAAGTTGACCATGACGTTTGGCATATTCACAACCTTCATGGATGCCAGAAAGGTGTTGGACTTTGGAAGCGCTCTGAAGCTCACACTGAATGGGATGGGATTGCTGGGCAAGGCAATAGCGGTTGTGGCTGTTGCTACTGCTGCATGGAGCTTCACCAGACTTATCATGGAAACATTTGATCTTGATAAGAAGATGGAAAGCTTGTACAAGCGCATTGGCCTGTTCCAAGGCAGAGTTGCAGAAGCAACTGAACTGGCAAACAAAGGACTCCAGAAAGCTTCTGAGGCCATGAGCAAGAATGCTGAATCTGTTGCCATGGCAGCAAAGATGGGAGAAACCCTTGAGCGCAATGGCAGGAGTGCAGAGGAATGGGCTGCAGCTCTTGGCAGAGTAAGCATGGCTGTCAGCAAGGTCCATCAGGATGCTGCCAATGCTTCCCTGATAGCAGAGCTGACAAAGAAGTCTGCTGATTTGACTGCTCAATATGGGGACAAACTGAAGTTGCTCAATATAGATGTTACACGCGGCACAAGATCATTGAAGGATTGGAGTGATGTCATTGCTGAAGCGGCTGTGAAGGTCAAGCAAAAGATACCTCTTACAGAAGAGGAAAGACAGAAGGTCAAGGAGTTGGCAGAGGCTATGCACAAGGCTGTCAATCCTGCTGCAGAATTGGCTGAACAATTATCCTTGCTGCAGAGAGCAGGAAAAGATGTGACTGGATTTGCCCATGCATATAGCAAGCAGATCCTTGATGCCATTGACTTGACAGAACAGATGAACGGGAAGGTGCCCAAATCCATATCAGCGTTGAAGGCTGAAGCCCAGGCATTTGAGGATGCAAAGCAGAAGGTTGCTGACCTGCAGGCAGAGAAAAAGAAGTTGAAGGATTTGAATGAGAAGGGGATTCCAAGAGCTATTGCTGGCATTGAGAACCCAGAGTTGCAGGCGAATGCAAGAGCATGGATTGAACATGCTGCTGCTGTAGCCAAATCAAAAGATGCTACCTTGACAGAATCAGAGGCCATCAATGTTGCCATTGAAAAGTTGAAATGGTATGATGGCATCGTCACCAAGAACAAAGAGAATCTGAAAGAGCAGCTTGATGTCTGGATTGATCAGCATACCCAGATGGCAATCATGAAGAAGGATTATGATGAGCTGGGAATCAGTATGGACAAATCCACCCTGTTGATGGAAAAGGCATACAGGGATCAAAGAGATAAGGGCGCGATGTCCACAAAGGAGCAGACTGATGCCATATCGAACATGGTCAAAACTACAGCAGAGCAGCACAGCAAGCTGAGTGCAGATGTTTTGAATGATCTGAATGACATGGCATTCGGCACCGATGTCAATGTGCGGGAAAAGATGCAGCCGGTTTGGGCAGAGTATTACAAGAGCCTGCGCACAGCGAATGGTCAATGGCCAGCTGAATACTCTCAGAAGTTGACAGAGGTGATGAAGGGCAATAACAGACTTCTGAAGAAAGAGATGTTGCCTGCATGGAATGATTACATTGCCGCGATAAAGGCTGCATATGGCAAACTTCCTCCCAACATCGAAAAGATGGACAAGCAGATTCAAGCCCAGTTTGAGGATACTGCAGGCAAGATGGCAGAGGTTTGGAAAGAACAGGTGAGCACCATCTTCACTGACTTCAGCAAGGGTATTGCTGATATGATCTTTGAAGCCAAGTCTATGAGTGATGTCATTGTTGGCATCTTCAAAGAGTTTGGCAAGATGGTGATCAGAACCATAACTGAAACACTGATGAGCCCATTCAAAAAGATCCTGACTGATTTGGCTGGTGATCTCTCCAAATCGTTGACCAAGCTGCTGAAGAAATCCTCTGGTGGAGATACTGCCAGCGACACTGGTGGTGCTGGAGATGTTCTTGGTGGTGCTGGAGGCATCAGCGGCATATTCTCTATGTTCACCAAGAAGGGCAATGAAGGTGATAGTTCTATGGCTGATTTGTCATCTGTTACTGGTGGTGATTCTGGTGGCACAGGAACAGGCGCAGGCACTTCTAGTGGTGGATTCATGGGCATGGGAGATAAGGTTGGAAGCCTTGTTCAGACAGGATTGATGATGGGTGGATCCATGCTGGCCATGAGCGGGATATCCAATTGGAAGAGCAACAGCGTATCATCCTGGCTGAAGTCTGTTGGTGGTGGTGCAATGATCGGCACAGCTATAATGCCTGGGATTGGAACCATAGTTGGTGCAGCTGTTGGTGCTCTTGCAAAAGGAATTGGATCATTGGTAAGTTGGGCAAAGGGCAAGACCAATGCAGAGGCTGGCACTGATG